ATTTAGGAAAAATCTTCCCCTATAGGGCCACCCTATAGTAGATTTTGAATTGTCTTACCAATGTACAAACTTTCATCCGGTAGTATTGTACCTCTACCATCCGACTCCAACTTCGATCCGACTCCCCAGCAGGGGAGACTACGAGGTATCAACTGATACAACGCAAGGTCATCTTATATGGAGTAAATCAATTGTGATTAAAGGGGATTAGGACGTGTTTCCCTGTACATGACAGGGCAGCCTGTAAAGAAAAATAGGCTAAAGTCCTCCCCGGCGGCGACAAAATCATGCCATGCCGTCCCACTATTGACTGAGGACATTTGACTGTAGAGATATAACTCGATACAGTTAGCAAACGTGTTGCTAGACGTCCAATCTGCTTTCTTCGCCGGGAAATAACGAAGATTGCTATTGTAGGGAATTTCTATTTCCAAGTTAGGGTTTACACCCGTATTGGTCGCGTGAATCCCAGCGTTTCCACTAGGCAGCCAGTAAGTATTGGCACTATTGAGTTGTCCATTAGTCACTGCATAAACACTTGCAGAAGACTCAACTCGCGAATAGTTGTTCCCAGATTTAAGATACGGGGCACGTTTGGCCACCAACATAGAATTCGTTGGTCCAATTGTGCCATCATTTTGAGCATTTCGACAGAACTTGTGACGAATTCCTCCCCTATAGCCAACAAAGGCAGGGGTCAGGTAATTCAATAGAGTCACTCGACAATAATTGTACGGATCAAGAAGATCCGTTTCGTCTACTGCTCCAGGGGTAGCACCCGCATAATACGGGTAGTAATGTGAGCGCATAAAAAGCTTGCGCGCTCCCCTGGTTTCGAATCCGATAGTTCGATGGAGCGTATAACGCTTCAACATCGTTCTAAATGAAGAAATAGCCTCTCCCATCGTGGAGTCTGCAATGCCATCAGTAGGCATCAATTCAGGCAATATTTCAAGCTCCGGTTCCATTTGAGGAATGGACGGATTCTCCGTAGTAGTCTCATCAGAGACGTTTTGGTCTGTACCAGCTTGTGGTTCAAGACCTGACTGAGGAAATAAGATCAAATCCTCATAAAGTTCATCAATCGGGTTTGCAAACTCAATGTTTGGTCCAGCACGTACAAAAACATTTACCGAAATATCATTATCGATATCGGTGGCTGGAACTGTGAGATCGTTCAAAACGAAAACACGCAAAAACCCATTTGTTTGTGGCGCGGCTGGGAGTACGACCGTTGCCGTAGAGTTCTCCCAACCCTTATTCACTGAGCCTGCCGGACGGCAAGCCAACCAAGGGTACTGAGTACCCCATCCCACAGAAATGGAAAAATCCTTCATCTCTGCTATATCAATAACGTGTGAATAAGCTACGTTCATTTCTGGTGTCCCGGTATTAGCCTTAGGATCCCAAACTACTAGTAAACGACCTTTGTGGTAATTAGAGGCGACCACTTGGAAACGATAAATCATGTTTCCACGCCAATTTTCGAAAGGTTGAGCGGCAAAACAACATGCCGGCATGTGAATCTCATCATTCACTTCAGCCCAGACAGTGGGAGTAACAATAGTCCCAAATAACTGTCGATACTGATCATCAGATACCTTCCACGGGAAAGTCGCAAGATACGACTCTCGGCCTGCAATATATTGCAAGGCCATCTCATCTGTATCACCAAGACCAACTGTCTTCGGATCAACTGTGAGTTCCTGTTTCATGTCCACAGACAACTTTACACAGGAATCGGCGATATTTGTATTCGCCATGTTACCCATTACGGTGGGCACATAAGGGTGTACCGGTTCAACCGTTACAGGTCTAGAGTACCCAAAAAGAGCTGCTATTTTAGAAACACCGCTAGCAGCGATTTCTGTAGCTTTTGCATAAGGACCAATAATTGGAGCATTGGAAAGAGCCCCAGCGGCCTTGGCTACGAGAGAAGCGGGAAGGGAAATAATTCCCTGACCATACTCATCTTTCGACGACACCTGCTTGGGCTTAGAAGGCCCCTTCTTGTGGTGTGGCTTAGTATGCTTACCGGATTGTGCTGACAAAGCACCCGGTTCTGCAAGAGTGGGCATTGTAAGTGAAACTTCCTCTGCCCAAGCCAGTACAGTAATTTTTACGGTATCAACGGCTCCGTTGGCGTGTTTAAGCGCCTGGAGTTGCAAGATGTCAATCAAGCCCATATCATCCCATTCCTCCCCTGTGATGGAGAGGGCGTTCTTGTACCAAAAGAACGGTAAAATCATTTCACCACCCTGAGAGGTGGTTGGATCTAAATATAAATGAGGACGCTGCGAAGCAGCAACAATGTCCTCCCGAATCAAAGTTCGGCGTAACGTCAAGTTGTCTTGAGTAGGCAACGGAAGGTAGGAAGCAATTAAGCGACCATAATGAAATCCGTTCCCGTTAAGAATAATTTTAACATGTAATTTACAACGAAGAAGTTCAAAGTTAGAAATACGATTAATCACCCGAGGATTCTCAAAATAGAGCGTCCAAGGATTTAATGTTTGGCCAAAATTCACGCCAACGCCCCAATCGTAAGAGGCAATAACCAAAGGTCGGGAAAAGAAATTCCCTAGATCAGCGTCCGAGTTATCGCAAATGCCAAATGATGGATCTGGCTGCGAATCAACAGTGTAAACATACTCAGGATTTTGATCAACAAAGTGAACGTTTTCCTCCTGGTCTCGGTTAGTACCAGAAGTAATCTCGAAAATCTCACCAGATTGTGGAGAAAGTTCAGAACCTTTCAATGCTTCAACGACATCCTCACAAATTTGTAGGACCGTACTATGGCATAAAGGGCATGTCAGTCTATCTTTCGATTCCTGACTGGACTGTTCGGTAGGAACTACCTCAACGGATTTTTTGCAACAAGTGCTAAAAATATTAAGATTTAATTTAAAGTTAGTTATACAATTTAATTTGACAATTACAAAGTAGCATAATCCTATGTAACCCGCTATAAACATTTGGGCGCAACCCCATCCCTAAATAGGGATATTAAAAGCAAGATGTAAAGCCTAGTGATCTGAGTGTTTGTAGCTCATTAATTCCTTCACACTGGTATCCAGTAACATCCTAATGGTTTTATTTCGATAATTCAGGCATCCATTAACTCCCACGTACAACCGTAGCGTACGATTAGTAGACTCTTCAGCGGACAAGTTTTACCTCTTTCCGGGAGGAAGTGCGACTTTAAAGATCAAACGGACAATCTTCCAAATAAACTACTTGTGGAAGATGGGTATTATGCCGAAAGATCGTACTCCACTGAGTACTCGCATGATAATAACAGAGACCATAAATAATAGCATTTGGTCTCAAAGTCTGAATAGCTGAACAGTGAGAATAAATCTGCTTACGCGCTTTACGGCGCATATTGTTACTGTTGCTAGTTTTGACTTCAACTGCTACGATAACCTCTACATTTCCAAAATAATGCTGACATAAAATATCAAGCTCACCAAATTCCTGAATATAGGAACACACGTTGGTGCGGAAATAAAAACTCTTGAGGCATTTCTTGAGAATCCGCAAAGCAATAGCTTCAGCTTCATCTCCATCATTTTCGGAGCAGGAACCCGATTGGGTTTCGAGGATAGTATCCTCTACAGGGACATTAGAACAATCACTGTATTTCTCGAGATAGCGATTAGCCATCCAGGTAAAATCCTTATCAAGGTTATTACACCAAGATACGAGATTATGCTCTTCTGCGACTTCTCGCAATTGAGCCCGACGGAGTTCATAAACACTGCGTCCATGCGCAAAGAACTCATTTAGTGCCCCATCAATAGTTGAGGCAGCAACGATCTCTCGAGAGACCGCTTTGCTCTGCAAATTACAATGCAAAGACTTAAAAATTGAGTTGATATCAAGCTGTCCTAGAACGCTATCAATCTCCTCTATGTACACATTCTTTCTTTTAAGAAAGTCGGCATCGACCGATTTCATGTACGGCGTGGGATCTGAAGTTTTATCAGGCATAGTCATAACCATGCCCTTAGACTTAAGGTATGCGGCAACCGAAATATGGTTGTAAAAATCGTACTCCTTACTGACAGAACCCTTAAAGTCATCACCATAAGTGGCTAGACAACAAACTTGACGATAAGTGCGACTATTCGCAACGTCAATAGGCAAGTGCTTGAGACTAATATCTCGGAAAGCACAACGTAAAAGCAAACTGTTCACAATACAATTAATATACACAGTAAGATTTTGCCCCGACGGGTTAGACCCGTACATCATGACTAAATCACCATTATAGGCAGTCATGGGGAAGATCACCTCTGAGGCGACACCTTCCATAATTTTAATGTCCTCAATGGAATAATTTCCAGAACTTGCGGCAAGATCAATCAAGATCTTAAAAGCCGCACTCGTCAATTGAGAAGACATAGTCAGGTCGTACTTTGAATAATCCCCAGCGAGGATTCTATCATTTCCATAAGCTTCAATAAAAGACTGAAGCTCGCCCCATTCCGGGCCCTGCGGATTTACGCCAACGGCGCATTCCGAAAGCAGAGGATTCATCGACATGAATCGTGCCAAAGGCAAGTAATATTGCCTAATAAGAAACTGCAAAGCAGCAGGAGCTGCTTGAAAGACGCGAACCTTTTCTTTATCTAATTTCGTAGGCTCATCCTTAAGGGATGCCTTAAAGATAGGGTACACACGGCGTCCTGAAAGATATTCTTCTTTCATACGTGCAATTTCTGCCTTAATCTCAGGAGTAAACTCCTTGGGACAGGCATGAGAACCTTCATTCTCATTAGGATCAAGGAGTACAAAATACCTCTCCTTAGGTCCTGATAGAGGGAATCCAACAGAAGTGTTAGATTTCATGGCATCAATAAAACGTTTGCCATCAATCCCTGACGTGGCTTCGATATCCGACAAAGGTCGAACATCTTTACGCCAAAACGAATTCTCATCCTGCAATAATTGCAGTAAGGGCGCTGCATAATCCTGCGCAGCCCAAATGAGTTCATCCATACCCATTCCTGGGTTGGGGTGAGTATAATACTCCAAAGAATCTAGAAAATTCTTATTACCTCTAAAATGAGGTTTGCCCCACTGGTTCGGGACACCCATGATCTTCTCCACGGTAGGAGAAATAATCGAAAGGCCAACTTCAGAAAAGAATTTGGCACGACCAGTGACTTCACCATAAGCGGCAAAGGAAGCACCTTCACTCACATGAGCTACTGGTGACATTGGATGCACACGGGCACCCTGAAAGAACTTCACACCATATTGAGTGGTGAGGAAGTTACCGGTCTCGGCAATAGAAACAGCCGGGACAATAGCCTTTAATTGGCTCTGTGCTTCACGAAGAAGCGACAATTGCAGCTCGGTAGCTGCGCACTCTTTAGTCGCGGGATTACCTGCAACATGGAATGCAAAAAGGTGATTGTGCGAATCCAAATGGATAGCACCGCACAAACCAGCAAAATTATCGCGCTGGTATTTCCAGCCAGTCATAGACTGGCGGTCACCATCATAATTGACTCTGAATGAGTCATACTTATAGTAGAGGCGGTCAACGACATGACCAGCTTCCTCTAAATAAAGCATAGTACCATACTTTGCATCTCCAATACGTGGAGTAGTATCGGCAATGAACTTCCAAATATTAGGCTTATCAGGGCCTGCAGTACAGAAAACAAGTGCACAATCAGTGCCCTTAATCTGCTTGAAACTCTGCGAGGAAATTCGAGTAGAAAATCTACCGGCGGAGCCACACATGCGATCAAACTCAAGAAGAGTAGAATACTTCGCAAAATGATGCGGCAAAATGAACGTGTTGCTATCTAAAAAGAGAGCATTGCAATATGAGTCACCATTCGAAACCTTATACAGGTTCTTCTTGATGACATTCAAAGCTTGTTCATATGTTGCTGTTTTAGTCTGAACTGGCAATTCAGCCAAAGCCAAAGTTGCAACTGGC